TTTTTATCCAGCCAATTTATGGCTTGAAGTTGACTTAAATGCGTTTTTAAAACACGATTATAATAAGAATATTCTCCTTTTTCTTCTTGTTCTTTTATCTTTTCTCTAAGTTCATCATCCGTTTCATAGTTTGCTTCAATTAAATATGTTGTATAATTTTTTGCTTCAATATGGTCTATTAAACTTGTATCTGTTGCATAGAATAACTTTTCTCCATTTTTAAATTCAACGTGTAAGCAATTATTTGGTACGTCGTGCATTAAAAAATCCATTTTAACTTTAAATATTCCAATGTCATACCATTTTTCTATATCCATAGTAATAATATTCTTTTTATTTACTCCTAAAAGAACCAAGTCTGCAACTAAGAATTTGCCTACTATAAACTTAATATTTGGATGTTCGTAAGCAATTTTCTTAACCGTTGCTTTTTTTAGATGGTCTCCGTGTGAATGTCCTATAAATATAACTTTAATATTACTTAAATACTTTTCTATTTTTTTATAAGTTAATCCACAATCTAACATTAAATAATCATTAATAATAATACAATTACCTACTGAACCACTCGATAAAATATTATATTTAATCATAACTATTCAACTTCTTCTAATTTATGTACTTTTTCTGTTTTAACTGATTCAGTTTCTTCTACTACGTTTGCTTCTTCACTAGGGCTATCTACGTAATCGTATTCTCCATTTTCTTTCATAACAGCCATATCTTTTGTATATGCTTCTTGCATTTCAATAGACATAACACCATATTTAGAAATCAATCTTCTTAAAATAGTTTTGAATGCCATTCCGTCAAAATCTTTATACCAATATGAACTATATTTCCACATATCTTTTTCAGGTATTTGTCCTGCTTTTAATTTCTTATATTCTGCTAAACTAAATGCTTTTGAATATGTATCTGCGTGTTTTTCCATTTCTTCTTTTGACATATAGATTTGTTTTCTATATCCGTTAAGAAGTTCAAAATAACCTAGATACCCTATTGTTTCTTTATTTAATCTTTCACTTTCATTTTCAATAAATTCAAATTTTTGTTTTCCTGTTAATTTATCTCTTCCTAAATATTCTCCATCTTTTATTTCAATAACATCCAAATCTTTATATTGTCCACTTCTTATTGCCAATTGATAATATCCGTGCCAACCTAATTGGAATTGAGCATCAGGTTGTTCTTTATTTTTATTTTTATAAGGAACTAAATAATAATGTCCTAATTGTGGGCTTGGAGATAAATTAAGAGATTCTCCTAATAATGCCCCACTTAAAATTGTTCCTGCATCACATTCTTGTAAATTAGGATTTGTTGCAACCGCACTACTAATACTTGCAATAAATCTTTTTGCTCTATCTGGGTCTCCTAATGTATTGTTAATTAAATTTTTATACATATCGCTTTGAATAGCGACACTAAATTTTACTTTTGGTTGTGTTTTTACTATTTCATTTGCCATTATTATTCACTCTCTCTTTCTTTTTCTTTTTTAACACATTCTTCGTATTCTTGCTTGTCTAATTCGTCATAATGTTTTTCTATTTGATTCATAAAGTTTTCTTTTGACATTCCATTATGTATCGTAAAAAGTATTAATTCAGCAGATAATGCTGTGGTAATGGTTGATATATCTCCTTTAAGTTTATCACTCCATTTCATATCTCCATTTTCTTCCATATTACCTTTTAAAACTATTTTAAATTTGCTCATTATTTATACTCCACTCCTAACTCTTTCATTAATTCTATTATTTTTTTAATTTGTTCTTTTGTTGCTTTTACTTCAAATTGATAAGTTTGTAATTCTTCTTCTACTTCTACTGGTGCTGTAATTTCAATTGCTTCTTCAACATTTTCAACTATTTGATTTTCTTGTTGTTCTTTATTTTGTTTTTGTTCTTGTTGTTTTTGTAGTTCTTCAAGTTGTTTATGTCTTTCTAATACTCTTGTCTTTGCAACTACATAATCCATACATTGATTATATTCATAAAGTATTTCACTAGAATATTCTTCTAATTCAATAAGTTTTAAATCGTTAGCAACTTTTTCTATAAATTCTTTGGCTTGTTCTTTTAAAGACTTCATACTTGCAGACAATGTAATATTTAAACCTATCTTTTCAAATTCTATATGAATGTTGTTTGCTTTGCAATGTTCTTCTACAAAACTTCTTAACTCATTTTCTTTTTCCGTCTTTTTTAGTTCTTCTATTGCATCAACACTTTCTTTTAAAGTTTGGTCTGCTTTAGTAAGTTTATCTTTAACTAATTCGTTATATATAGTTTCAAATTCATTATATGGATTCATAACTGCATTCTTAACTTGTTTTCTTTTTTCTTCTAAAGATGTTTTAATTTTGTTTAGTTTTGCTCTTGCATCTTTAACTTCTTTAATGGTTTCTTCATTGCAAGGTAATGAAAGAGCATACTCGACTTCTTTATCAATTTCATCACTTATAATTTGTAATTTTTCTTTGATAACTGGTAACTGCTCAACAATTACTATTTCATTCAATTCTTTTTCTTCCATTTTAATCTCCTTTACTAATTTCGTTCATTAATCTTTTTTTCTTATTTTCTAAATAAAAATTTGTATTTTGCTGATATGTACACCATCTTAAATTTTCTACATTATTATTTTGTGGATTTTCGTCTATATGGTCGACCACAGGGTAATTATTTGGATTAGGTATAAAAGTTTGTGCTACAAGTCTATTTACTCTATATCGTCTTCTTTTACCATCTTTACATTTTAGAGATACTGATATATAAGCATACTTATTATTACAAAAATCTTTATATATATAATTTGAACTTATTCTTTTTATATGACCTTTATTACTTATTAAATAATCATCAATAATCAAATTATTATTAATTTTTACCCAAATTTCTTCATTATCATTAATCATTCTTCATCCACCTTTATAAAATAATTTTCAATTTCGGCATCACTATCAATATATTTAGTAATACAATAAGAAACCAATTTAGAACATTCTTGTTTACCATTAAGTATTTTCCTTAATGTATCAGGATGTAGTCCTATTTTTTCGGCAACTTTTACTTTATTATATTCTTCCAGAAGCCCTATTTCTTTTATTTTATACATTTTACCACCACCTTATAACTAGATTATACATCTACTTATATTGATTGTCAATCCCTTGGTATGATGTCAACTTCTTTATTTTCTAATAAATATGAACCTTTAATATTTTCTGCACCTATTTGTAAATCGACAACAATTTTATCTTTCAAAGCATCATATTCAGAAATAAATTCTTTTTTGTTCCATACTTGTTCTTCTGGTGTTGACATACATATTCTTTGATAACCTATATAACCCACTATTTTTGCTGTATAAGGTTTTAAACTTATTAATGCTTCATCTTGTCTATAACTTCCATATTTACTTACTGTCTTTAACACTTCTTGCCATTCATCTTCTGCTTCTGGAATACCTACTACTTTCATTTTAGCAATTTCTTCTTTTACTTGTGCTATTGATGGTAAATATTTTTCGGTGTTTATTATTTTTTTAACTGCATTATTTAATTCTTCATCTGTATATTCTTTAAAAAAAGAATACCATACTTCTAATTGTTCTTTTGTAAATTCTTTATTATATGCTATACCCATATAAGTCATTATTTTTAAAAACTTTTCTTTATTCATTCAATTTCCTCCTTATAATACATCACTAAAATCCATTTTATTTGCTATATCTTTAGTTGTCATTTTTCTTTTTATAGAATAATCATCTTTCCAACAATGCCCATTAAACCACGTACTACCATCTTTTATATATTTATATTCTTTATTTTCAATTTCTATAAATTTAAGAAAATTTTCTAATCCTTGTTTTATATTTTCTAATGATTCTCCACCTTTAATAGATTTAGCAAAAGATTTATAAGCATTATCTTTTCCTCTTTTTTTAGGATAAAGTTTCCAAATTTCTTCAAACATTTCTTTCAATTCTTTTTCTTTATATATTTCTTTTTCTTTATTATCTATACTAATCTTACCTATACTATCCTTTTCTCTGTATACATTCCCAATACATTCCCATATTTGTTTTACTTCTTCTGTATTGTATGGCGGAGTTATTTCTCTATTTTGAACACTACAATTACAACTTCTACATATAACAGATATATTGTCTATTTCGTGTTTACCACCTAAACTTATAGGAACATTATGTTGTATACTAGGATTATCAATATCTCTTTCAAAATTCATTATTTTATTACATATAGGACATTTTTTACCATTGAAAGCGGCTCTAATTTGGCTTTCAAAAGAACTAGGTAAATTACTTTCTTTTTTAGCCTCAAGTCTTTTTATACGCGAATTTGAAAGTGGTATTTTTTCTTTTTCAATATTTTCAATATAATCTTCTATGATATATAGTTGTAAATATTTACTAGGTTGGTATCTATCCTTAGGTATATAATTATTTTCTTTCCAATCTTTTATCCATAAGACATTATCATCAAATACTTTTACTAATCCATTTATTTCTAAAACACCTAAATCTTGTTGTGTTGCCCCTGTCATTCTTAAAACCATAAAATGTTCTACAAAACCATCATCATCTGCATTCATACCTAAGTCATAATATAATAATCTACTAGACATAGGCATTTTTAAAAATTTACTTGAATTTGTAATACTTTTATTAAACATTCTTCTTTGTGCCATTTTATTTTCCTCCTTTACTATTTTCTAAAGCATAGCCAAGCATTCTATTATATAATTTATCTGCTTCAATTTCTTCTACTTTTGCAATGCCTAAAACAATCTCATAAGGCATTGTTTTTATTTTTTTATAATTGCCTACATATCTGTATAAATACATTTTATCGAGATTTAATTCTTTTCCTATATGATTCAAAGTATTTTTTTGTTCTAAATAAAGTTTTGCTCTTCTACTACTCATAATGCACCTCCTATATATCGTAGTCTATATCATCTAAATCTTGCATATATTCATCTTTATTTTTATATATGTCATCTACTATATCATTTAGTTCCCATTTTTCTGGAACTTCCATTTCAAACTTATATATTAAATATAATTTTCCTTTTATTGTCTTTGTTTTTTCTTCTGGTGGTTCAGGATAACTTCCTGCTCCTAATCCTAATGTTTCAATATCCATTATTTTTCTCCTCCTTTTAAAATATTTTCAATTTCTTCTTTTGTATATACTCTATTTTGATATTCACTTTCAAGTTGTTTTTCAGCCTTATATACCTTAGTCATCAATATATTTCTACTATCTACATTAATTAATTTATTAATATTATCCTTATATACTTTTGATATTTCCATATCATTTTTTATTTTTCTTCTTTCTTGCCTTATTCTTTTTATTTCTTTCACTATTTTACAAGATTGTGGAGCATTTAAGTTATTATTTTCTATAAAATGAAGTAAATCTGTTGTTTGTTTATCATAAACAGATAATTTTTCAACTAAAGTATCTATATATTCGTCTGTTTGATTTAATATTTGTATAGCATTATTTAATTCATCAGCAATGTTAATAAATATCCCTCCTTTATTTTTTGCCCATCATTTCTTTTACTCTGTATTTAAACTCTTCTTGTTTATTTATAAATACGTAATTATGACACCAATCACATAATGCTTTTGTTTCTCCTTTAGAAATGATAACTCTATGTCCGCATTTACACCTATATTTAACTTCATCATATACTTGTGTCATTCTTTTAAAACGTTTTGTGTCTGCTGCAAAGTTGATGTAGTTTCTTAATTCATCCTTATCCATTATTTTTATACCTCTCTCGTCTTAATTTGTATCTTTTTAGTATAATCTATCGTCTTCTAATTTTTTGAGCCTTACGTGGCGTTTAAATGTGTTTCCCTTTTTATTAGACATCTCTTATTGCCTCCTTACAATAACCATTTTACTCCAGTTAGAGTAAATGTCAATACTTAAAAATAAAAAAAGTAAGAAATTAATCTTACTTTACATTATTTTACAATCCATACATATTCTGCTTCTCGATTTCTACAATCAAAAGTGTCGTAGATAATTCCATAGCGACTACATACAATATGATTACGCATTGTTATAAGTAATATATTGTTTGGAAACATTCCTGAAATTTCTCCGACTGTTCCTTCTATGTATGGTATTCTTTCATATCTTTCATCTAAATAGTCTCGTATAAATTTTGCATCGTCCATCATTGTTCCTTGCTTTTGGGCTTCATCACTTAATATGTCGTATACATAATCCCAACTTTTATTTGTAGCACAAGACAACGACCTTATAGTACAATCTTCAGAAAATTTTCCAAGTGAATTTGCATTATAATATTTATAACCCATATTACATTTGCATTGACTTTTGAAGTGTTTCTCTTAATTGTTGTTTTTGTTCTTGAGTTTCTGCTTCTTCATATAAAACTTGGATAAAATCTTCTAAAGCCTTTACCATATAATGAAATGATTTATCAGTTTCTTCTCCTGCGCCATATCTTTCACGACTTTCATTATATCTTCCATATTGTTCGTGCATTTCATTTAAAGATTCATCTCCACGATATTTAGCATCTCTGCCTCTTCTTCCATAACTTCCACGTCCATATTCTCCGTATGAACCTTCTCCATAATTACCGTAGTTTCCATAATTGCCGTATGAGCCTCTTCCATAAGAGTCTCTTCCGTATGAGTCTCTACCGTACGAACCTTCATATCTTCCATATCTCATATTTTTTGCCTCCTCTATTTCACATAAATCTTTTTCTATATCAACTATTTTATAAATATGTTCTAAGTTGTTATTATTTTGTATTCCTTCTTCAAGAATACCTTTTTTAAGTTCTTTTAATTGTTCTTTTATTTTTTCATTTTCCATTTATTTCACTTCCTTCCTTAACAAACTTAATATTTCATCATTTTGTTTAATTATTTTTTCTAAATATTCACTATCTTGTTTTTGCAATTCATTCATCAAATCACTATTGTTATAATCTTTAAATAGTATTTGTAAACTCAATGCTTGTAAAAACAAAGATGTTATATCAACAGAGTTTGAATTATTCATTACGAATTGTATCTTGAAATATTAAATGTAGCATTTGTAATGATTGGCGCTACTGTTGTTATTGGTGTTGTAGGGTCTGTTGGAGTAGGAACTGTTGGCACTGCTTGTACAGTAATGTTTGTTGTTCCTCTTGGACATACTCTTATTTTCTTACTAAAAGAAACAGTTTCATAATCATCTGCTGCTGCAAGTGTTACTGCTCTTACTGTGTCTGGAATTAATATTCCATCTTCATATAAACCTATTGCTACTACTCCTGCCGCTGCAGAACTAACAGAGGCACTAAAATCTATATCATAATAGCCTGTATATCCATTCCCAAATATTTTAAATATAGGATTACCATTTTGATAATCTAACCAACCACCATTGCAGCAATAAGCACATCTTGTTCTTATATCTGTTGCATCAAATACTATAGGGCTAGCATTACTTGTTAATACTAATGGTTCGTTTATAATTGTTTCTATCATTTTTTATCTCTCCTTTCATATAAAAAGAGAATAGGACTTGCCTATTCTCAATTGCATCATTATTATTTTAACTGCCTCATTTAAGGCAAAAATGATGTTGTTGCAAGTTCCTGTAATCAGGATGTCGTAATCGACTCTATGCTTAAATAAATTGATTGTATCCATTGCATCCACATCCATTATTGTTTGGACAAGTGAATATTGGTGTTCTACCATATACTGGTGTACTTGGTACAGGGCAATTGCTTAATCTGTTGTATAATGCGTCAACTTCATTAGCAAATCCTTGTGATATAAATGCATTTTGTGCTATTTGACTTGCTTGTAAATCTTTCATAGAGATTTCTCTTTGTAAGTCTGCAATTCTATCATTTTTAGCGTCTACTTGTGCTTTAACACCATCTAACTCTAATTGACATAACTTATCAAGAATAGCCTGAGTATTTGCTGTTGCATTAGTGATAATATCTCTAGTATTATTAGCATCAGCAAATCTTGTTTGGTTACCTTCATTTTGAACTATGTTTTGAGTTTGACAAGTTGCTAAACGATTTTCACAGCAACAATCGGCAAATTGTCTGCTTAAGTCAAATGCTGTATTCATATTAGCCATTTGTCTATTAGCAGCAGCAATTTCACTATTGTAGAAACCATTATTTATTGCTGAAGTAACACTTGCAGTTGAGTTGCAAATAGCATTTTGAATGTCATTTACATCATCTCTAATTCCTTCAACTTGATTGCTTAAATGTAATGAATTAAATCCATCACTTGTTTGGTTCATAATGTCTTTTTGACCGTTTGAAAGCCAAGCAAAGTCATTATTTCCATTTCCACCTAGGAAACCACCATTACCATTTCCATTGTTTCCCCATCCTAATAATGCTAAAATTACAATAATCCAAATCCAATCTCCATTATTGCCAAATCCACCATTACCATATCCACCCATCATTACTGGGTATGGGTATGAATTATTAGTTGCTAAATCAACAGTAGGAACAATACCATTATTTCCGTTCATTAGTTTCCCTCCTTTCTTCAAAATCTATATCAAACACTATTTTGTGTCGATACCATCTTTTAATTGGTTTATTAAATCAGGAGAAAAGCCCATTTGCTCTACTCTTTTATAAAAACTTTCCATTTGTTCAGGTGTATTATTACTTGTTATTTGTTTGAATATCTCCATAGGATTTTTTTGGTTTTGTCTTGCTTGCTCCACCATTTGAAACATTTGTGGATTTTTTGCTTTCAATTGATTCATTAATAACATCATCATTTGACCTTGCATATTCTTTCATTCCTTCCTTTAATTCTTTTATTTGTGCCTCTAAAAATTCTATT